TCAGATTGTATATTTTTACCTAATAAAGGTATAGCATTACGTTTAATAGCTATAGCATCAAACATACCTTCACATATAACTAAGGGTAAATTCCAATTGATTAAATGTTCGTTAGGTATTATATTTTTTGATGATTCTGGATTTTTATATTTTATATATGGATCTTTTTCAAATGATCTACCAGTATAATAATTTAATTGTCCATTCTTATCATAAGAGGGAATAATAACCATTTTAGAATATCTACCATATTCACAATATCCTATATTGTATTTTTCAATATCTTCAACAGTTATACCTCTATTTTTTAAATAAACCCATGCTTGTCTTCCTATTATATTTTTACTGTTATTAGTTATAGGAATAAATTCTTCTGGTAGTTTTAAGTCATATTTAATTACTTCTACATCTTTAACTTGATAACCAGTCTTTACTAATGATTTTAATTCTGAAAAATGTTCAGGTAATGCTTTTACTCTTTTAAATAAAGTATTTAGATATTTTCCTTTTTCATTGCAAACCCAACAATGCCAGGGATGATGTCCTTTTTTATTATCTGTAAAATTTATTTCTAATTTAGGTTTATGATGATTACATAAGGGACAGTGAAATGCTCTATTGCCACGAGCAGTCATTTTTCCTTCGCCTAATACTCTACTTACTAAGCTTACAAGTAGTTCATTTATCATATGGGGAATATACGACTGTTATTTTGTGTCTCCAAAGTCACGTGAAAAAAATTTACCTAAAATATTATCATTAATATGGGCACTATATTTATTTTCTAATACTTCATTTAAAAATAAATGTTTGGTTTCATAATAAGTAAGCAATTTTTTATTAGGTACAAATTCTAATATACGTTTTTCCCAATTTTTCCCATCATTGTCTGTTTTTGATAATTCTAATATTTCTTTTTGGGATCCAAAATAATATTTCCAATCAGATTCAGTTATTACTTTTTGTTTTAGAGGAGTACGACCTTTAAGGCCTTGTTTAGATCTTTCTTCTTTTAAAGCTTGTAGTGCTTTTTTACCTAATTTTTTATTTCTTTCAAAATATAAAACTTTTTTACCTATATACCTTATGTCAGTAGGTTTGTACCTAACTTCATAAATAAACCCATAAGTTCCTTTAGGCATATCTTCTATTGATGTTATAACCCTTCCCTGGTACATCCAGGTAGCGGTTGTTGGCATGTTTATCATTTAAGATTATTAATATAGTTAATTTGTATCAAATGCTACTTGAATTTCTAAGTCAGCATTCATTGGTACTTTTGTAGGTACTGATAATTTTCCAATAGCTAGTAAGTTTTGATCATTATCATATAATCCTACTGTTGTAATATAAGGACTAAAATATGATCCTGTTGCAAAATCTTTATAAACATAATTTGTACCTAATAGAGGTGCTTCTGATTGGCTACCTGATAGTAATGATGGGTTTAAAGAATAACCAAATTCATTTTCTCTTACAACACATTTATATTGATGTTCATATAAAGTAACTGATGATGAAAATCCTACTGTAAGGTTTTGTAATAAATTTACCCCATTATAACCATCTTGTCCTTTTAATACCAAGGCACCAAGCCCAGTAAACTCTTGTAATGGGATGGAATATGGATTACCAGCAGATGAACTTATAGGAGTAATAATTATATTTCCATGTTCATAAATTACATTACCACAATACTGATTAATAATTGGGGTTGTGGGTTCTGAAACAAATAAATTTCCATTTCCATCATCATGGGCTGTGTATGTAAGTAGTCCACTTGAAATATATTTTATACTTGTACTTTGGGGTTCAATATTATTGCCCCATAATTTTGAAGGAATTGAGATTAATGAAATAAAATTATTATTAGGATTTGATGCTACAATAATATCTTCCCCTAATAATGCTGTTCTAGTTTGAGTAATAGTACTTGATAAATAATTATCATATTGAGGACTTTTTATAGCTCCAATAGGTATATTATTAGATCCACTAGTACCAATATTAATATTATTATTTTCAGCAAATGTATTATTTTGAGGACCTTCTAAACCATATAATAAACTTGAAGTAGTAACTAAACTTCCTGATTGACTTCCAAAGTAATTGGAATAATAAAGTTGCATTACACTAGAATAAACAGAATTAGTATTCAATTTATTTACAAATCCTGTAAAATTTTGAGATCCTGAAACTGTAGATCCAAAATTACCATTCCATATAGTTTGTTGGGAAGTTTCAAATATTAATTTATTAGCTGGGGGTTGAGTGCCAAAATAAACTTCAATTCCTACATTAGATGCCGTCATGGCATTTCCAGTAAAACTAAATCCTTTATTAGCAGAAAAAGGAGTTATTACAATGTCCTTTGTAGTAAATTGTTTGTAAGCTGACATACATTTTAGTAATCTAATTTAACTCTAACAAGTAATTCTTTTGTAAAATCTTTAACTAATGGTCTACTTAATTTTGCTACAGCACATAATTCATTTGAATCATTATATAAACCAACTGTTGTAATAAATGTTTGAGGATTATTTTGCATTGAAGGCCATAGTAATTGTCCTGTTGATCCTGAAACAAATGATGGGTTGGATGAGTAATTAAAGTTTGCATTTTGAGCTCTTACAAAGTAAAAATCAGATGCTAATGTTTCTTGAGAATTTAAACGAAAAGTATTTCCACCAGCCACACTTGAAGATATAGCTGTATATAATTTACCCATATTAGCATTATTTTGATTTGAATTTCTTCCTGTAGCTAATGCTATACCACCATTACCCGCAGATAAGTCTAAAGCTTCACCATTTAATAAAATTAAACCTACATCTGGTAAAAATAAACCATATGATCCTTTAGTTGCAGTCCAACCATTAGAATTTGTTCCTGTATAAACTGCTCCTTCTGATCCTGATACTACTTGATAAACTCTTCCAGCATTACCATACACATTACCTGTACTTATCTTACTATTATCAGTTAAAGTAAGAGTTTGTGTTCCTTCTAAAGATAGGGCCATTGTTCCTAATGCTAATGATTCTTTATATCTAGCTCTTTCAATAGATAAAGCATAAAAATATGATGATGAAAAATTACCAAATATAAAAGGTTCTGTATCATCCCCTAATGCAATATTTTGATATTGTCCATATATTGTTGATGATGGTGATTTACCTGGTACTAAAGCATTATAATCTAAACTACCACTACCATCTTCATCAGCATAAGCAATGTCAAATTGAACTGCTGCTGTGGCTTCTGTAGATGATGCTTGATACACATGAACATAATATTGTCCTGAATTAGATGCATTTTGAACTGATGATGTGTATGCCTCTGTAAGTCTAGGGGCATTACCGCTCCATACAGTTCCTGTTACAGAATCTACACTATTAATAATATCACTTGGTTGAAATTGAGTAAAAGCTCCGTTAGCCATGTTTTTTTAGTTTTTATTTTTATTGCATTCCTGCTGATTTTCTTAATTCTACTGGAACTTGTAATCTAGCTCCTGTACCTCTACCTACTAGGGTTAATGTAGCGTATAAAACAGTTGCTGTACCAAATACATTTATTGATGTAGCATTTAATGTAAATGTATTACCTGTAACAGTTTTAGATACGTTTGTTCCTAAAGTTTGTTGTGCATTTAAAGTATTATTAGATGCAGCACCTGCTCCTATAATATTAGCATAAGTAATATTAGAAAAAGTAGCAGTATAACCATTTGATTCTGCATTAGTTCCTTCAAAAGTTTGAGTTTGAGGAGTAATTAATTGAGACTCTCCTGTTACTAACTGAATTACATTTGTTCCAACAGTTAAAGTAGGCATTACTGCTGTTGATCTAGGTAAAGTAACTAATTTATACTTCATAGTTTGAAGTTCATTAGGAAAAGCTTCTAATACAGGCATATTTTCAATTGCTTCACCATAATAAGCTGATCCCGATGGGTGGTTAGGATTATATAAAGAATAATCTACTTCATCATCTGATAGAGAAAATTGTGTTATATTAAAAGCATTACCACCTTGAGCTAGTAATTCTCTTCCTTTTTTAGTTAAGATAGCATCTACTGTTACTACTTGATT